AAGACTTTCTCGCAATTTCTCGCTGTAGTTTTTGAACTATCTCTCGATAGAACCGGGCTATAAAATTAACCCACTAACTCCACCCCATGTCCGCAGAATCTTCAGATCAACCGTCTTGTTCACGTAAGTAGCGGAGCTAAAATCAGCCTCCGCCAATTCACCTTGAACCCATGCGTCGGGCATAACCGACCGAACACGATACTGGTGCTGTGGCGCACGAGCCTGTTCCTTCGGAGTAAAGCGAAGCAGGGGAAATTCTTCCTGCAACTTCGCAAAGATCATAGGATTGATATATTCCGGCGCAAGCAAATTCTGCCCTTGGCCGGTATTATCATAAGACATCATTGCCTTCTGTAGTTCACTCATATTATCCTCCAATTATTTCAATTTAGAAATTTACGTATTTATATTTATTCTGGCTTTTTACCAGCGATGTACGAAGCAATATCCTTATAAGAAACTCTATCTAGCTTCTTATCTTCTTTAGCCGGTTCGTCACCACTGTTAACACCCATTCTATCTTCTGGCGCAGACACCAAAGACTTGGCAACCTCATCAAGGCGCTTTAGAATAGCATCGAATTTATCTTCGCCCTCAAGCCCCTTTTCTTCTTCTTTGGGTTCCTGCACATCCTCAACTTCTTCTTGCTCTTGAAGCGAAGCAAAAAATTCATCCATGCGCTTTTCGATAGCACCAACTCTTTCATCAACAGATGCAGTGTAAACATCGAAACTTTCGATAAGTTTTTCGACCGCACCGATCAACTCAAGCTCACTATCGTATTCATCAGTAGCCTCAACCTCAACATCTTTCTCAATCTCTGCATCAACTTCAGCTTCAACCACACCTTCCTGTTCGTTCTCGACAGTATTTTCTGCCTCAATTTCTTTTTCGAGAATTTCTTTATTTTCGCTCATATCTTTCTCCTTATAATATTCCGTAATCTTTGGATTAACAAGATCGTTTTTGCTACCCAGGTTTTTATATTCGGTAATCAACGCCCTTGGATTTGCCGGTCTGTCTACCAGACTGATCTCAACCAAAAGATATTCAGTGATATACAAAAGTTCTTCCATTTCTTCGAATACTTTTATCAAGGATTCTGGCAAACCAAGAAACGATTCTGGCCTTGTTTGTTTTACATACTCGAATGGAACAAATTTGTATTCTGTTGGGTTGATACCAACACTAAAACCCTTATAAATACCTGCCTTAATTCGTTTCCAGACATCATCATCAAGCACCTTAACCGAAAGATGGTTCCATGCCTGTTTACCAATTTCTACTACTGTAGCAACTGGATTATCGTGCATGTCTCTTATGTTTCCCCACTTCTCATAATCAACCAATGCTTTTTCTGTTGCATCTTTTGAGATAATGTGACCAACATAATCAACATTGTCATCTGTGAAATATCCAGAAACAATTCTATCTTCGTCAGACTCTATTTTAATACTGCTAATAGTTTTTTGAATTAAATCATTCATATATCCCCCTATTAGTATCCATAAGGGTCATTTGCTACAGACTTTTGGCAGGCTTTTAGAAATGCCTCACAAGCAAGATTATTTTGATTCGTTTTTCTAAGACCTAATGCTATTCTTAGCTTATCTGGCTTTTTATAGGTCGTAACAACCTTTCTTGCGGTGATTCCAAATACCCCACCACCATAATCAACAGAATCTAGTTGTGCGCCAAGTTTATCATATACCATGTCTACAAATTCTTGGTCAATATCAAGATCGTCAATCATTTGGTCTGCAAGATCATCATATGATCCTATTCTGGAACTAAGTTGTACTGGTGTAAGATTACCCATTTTCTCCTTCCGAAATCAAATTATTTATTTCCTCAATAAATTTATCAAAAATAAACCTAATTTCCTCTCTGTCTTTATCTATAACTGCATTTCTGATTTGCTCTGCGATCTCCTTCGGAATGACCTCTGTAACGAAATCTCTTGCCACCCTTTTATTATCAACAGTGCGAATCTTAAATTTTTTCCATTTACGAAGCTCATCCAACATATCATCTAGAAATTTTTCATCTTCTGCAACGGTTGGTTTTTCGTTGGAGGGCATATCGACAGCATCGTGGGTGCTATCTCTTGGTTCTGAATTTGAACCATCGTCTCTTGTGGAGTTTTCTTCGCCCGTAACAACATCTGATTGGAAAGAATTTACCATGTTGCTTGGCACAAAGAACGAGTCTCCGCCAGCGTCCTGCCTTAGTGGAAGGCCCAACCTTGCCCTTGCTTCGTTTGGTGTCATAACAGAATAATTCACATATCTTGTATTGATAGATGCATCTTCTAATGCATTTGTAAAATCTGGATTATTGAATGAAAGCATCCAAGATTTAATCCCAAATCCACGAACAAATATTTGTTGATAAATTGCTTGCTCCAACATTTCAAAAATTGGACGCAATGTAGTTTCATGAAACTCCCTGCGTTGTTCTCGATAATTTGATTTAGTTGTTTGCCCTGCAAGACCTAATTTTGCACCAGGAACACCAGCAACAGCGGAAATTTCTTCTTGGTTAAATGTTCTGCCCTGAAGATAGGGCGCATCATCATTGGTCCTACTTCTTGTCTCTTTGAACTCTGCTTGTCCTTTGATAACAAGTGGGTTTCTACCCCAATTTTCTGCACCGGAATATCTACTATTTAACAGCTTGAGAAACGCGTAAAACTCTTCTTCTGATGTATTTGGGTCAACAGTCCACACGCCATTGTATGGCGCATTCATATTTTCGAAGTGACTTTTATAAGCGTTGGAAGCATATAAATCTGCCGGTATCGCAGTTTCGGAAGATGCTTTGTACTCCGAGCTTCCATAGATACTAAAATCTATCCCGGGCCAAGAAATGTAAAGCACATCGTTTGGATTTTTAATATCGTAAGACTCTCTTGAGTTCCACGGTCTGAACGTATATGCTGGATTCATGAACCTGCCATCTGGCTTGACATTCGGAAAAACAACTCCGGCCAATATATCAAAATCATACAGATTGCCATTTTCATCTCTTCGCAAGTGCCAAGCGGCCTGCCCGTAAAGAAAGAATGACAAAACGGTATAATATAATTTTTGAGAAAGCGTAGTCATGTCTTGAAAATAGTTGTATTCTTCTTTTACGCCATAGAAAAAATCATAAACTGGCTCAAGTTGGTTCCATATTTGCTCTTCTGTAATATCGCTTGCTATGAATCGACCATAGACAGGATGTCTTGTAATAGAAATGCCGCCACCAACAGCACTTCTCGCAATTACAGAAACGGTTGCCCTTGTCCAAGAATGTATATCAGCAGCCCTTCTTAGAGAATCATTGTTGTTATATACCGTATTTCTTTTGTCTGAATCAAGACCTTTTGGTGAACGCTTACCAGAAGAACTAGACAAAGAAATCATTTTCATAATTTCTCCGTCGATTAATTTCTTGTAGTCTTTTTCAGAAAAAACAATATTTCCATTTTCTATAGGAACCATATTCCCATTTGTAACAATTTCTGTTTGTTCCATATTATCCCCTGACGTATGGATTTGTTGGCGCTAAAAATGGCTCCATTTGGTGTTCTGTTCCATCTTCATTTTCTATCAAATGCTCTGCGCCAACACTGCGCAAAAACCTATCGATATTTTTAATATCTACAACTTGAAAACTTTTTTGACTTGAGTTGTAAATGTCGGCAGCAATGATAGAATATAGAACAGCATCGGCATAATGGTCTGGTCCAACCGCCTTCCATACGTGCCTAGTTGTTTGTCCACCAGCCTTAGTTGTTGATGTGACGACATCACGACGCATGTTTGTTAAATGCTCAATAATTTCATTAATCAAAACATTTGAGTTTACATTTCTCTCTGGAAAAGATAAATTTCCACTTACAATATTCTCTACAACAAGGTCATAACCATCTGTTTTGTCGATGTTTAATTTTATTTCATCTTTTTCTATATAGGCACCACTTGTTGATGTGAAATAAGCTATCCTCATTCTGTTTGGAAAAGATTCCGCAAGCCTAGTTGCTGAATGATGATTGGGTAGCGCATCAAGAACAGCAACCCTAATATTAAAGCGGTTCATAATAGAACCTAATTCTTCGAAACCTTCGTCAAATGATAATTTTGCACCAAAGACAATTTCGCAAGCACCATTTTTCCTTACCCTGGAAACAACAACGTGAATTGCGTCACCTTGATCAGCACCCAAAACATAAAAATCATCTTTGTTTGCTACGGTTTCTAACTTATGTATCGAACCAAAACAATAATCTTGTAGCATTTGGTTCGTGATAGAACCACTCGTTGGCGTATATGGTAAACCAAGCCTAAGATTATAAAAATTTCTTGTGGACATCGTTTGTGATTCCGCCCACAGCTTATTAGGGTCTACACTTGGAACCATCAAGTGATTAATTTGATAACCACTATAAAGGGCAGAACTTGAGCCTGTTGGAACCCATCTACCATGCTTAATACTCTCTGACCTAAGATTTTCGTGGCACCTAGAACATATATAAAAAGCTCCTTTTTCCTCTGTGTGTGCAATATTTTTATCCCAATCAAGATGTTGTTCATGTAGGCAATACGGACAAGTAACAACCCAATATTTCTTATCAGACTGTTCAAATATTGCGTCTACCCCATATCCTTCAATTGATGGTGTGCTAATCTTGTGCTGAAAACCGTACTGACTAGCATCCATTCTGGATAAGGCTTGCTCTAAATGATCTGGATTCGACAGATCAACCTCATCATTCACCATCCAATCTACATCAAGCATTCTTGGTGGTACACTCATTTCCGAAAAATGTATCCAAGAACTACCAAACTTTTTCATTCTGACATTATCAACTTCACCCATTTTCTCATATATATATGGACTCTCTCTAATAATTTCGTCTAATCTTGTATTAACCATGTCATAGACATCATCTTGTCTTGGTAGCGTAAACATGGTTCTCACAGGATAGGTGTCAGCAAAATGGAGCATCTTGCCAAGAAAAACGGTACTCATTCCAATCTGTGTTGGCTTCCTGCAAGTTATATATTTACTCTGATCGTCTATAATATCAATCTGCCAAGCCCTATTCTCAAATGCCCAAGGTAATTTTTTGGGAAGCTTGACTCGATTAATAAGCCATATTAATGTACTATCTTTTTCGTAATCAGATAAATTCATTAGAATAAATCAACCCAATTTATCGCTACCTGAACATCACTAGAGGCAGTAGATTCAGCAGAAATGGTCAATGTTTCTCCTGGTCCAACTGATATGCCCCATGTATCCAAGTTAAATGTTTGTGCATCCAGCTTTTGCAAAACACCAGAAAACACTATTGTGCCGCCAGTTATTGTTGTTCCAGCAACATCATAAGATACAGGAGATGTATTTGCATTGTATGCTGTATATGATGGAGTTCCACCTAATGTACAGTTTTTAATAATTCTAATAATTACTGGCTTCGTCCCGTCCACAGAAACAGAAAGATTTCTTATCTGACACCTAATTCTATTTGCTATAGTTTGCCAAGCAGTTGGGCTTGATAATGTGACAACATTTTCCTGGGTTGACACAGATTTCTCTGCCGGTGATAGCGTCCTTGGCAAAGCGAAAGGATGGGGTGGCGTTGGATTTTCAACTTTACCCTGGCAAAATCCGGCAGCAGATGGTGTTTTCAATACAATACTTGTATCATTTTCAGAATTAGCCACAAAAGCTGAAATTGGCAAACTTGGATTTTTGATACTGGTTACTGCCTCTGTTCCAGCATACTCAATGCTTCCTATTTTGTTGAATTCTCCAGTGCCAGGATTTTCCATGAAAAATGTGATTTGTCCAAAACCTAGCCACTGAAACTGTATCTGAAAAACATTTCCTTTTGTAAAATCTGTTTTAGTTATCCAACTGTGCTGAATATCAGAATAATAATCTACGCCATCTCTTCTTCTGATGAGCAAAAATTCTGTGTCAATGAAACCCACGAAAAAACCATCATCTTCATCACCAACACCAATTATCT